TTTGCTGATTGCGTCGTAGTATCTTCTGACATAATCGAGTCTAGTATTTAATGGATACTCTGCAAAGAGAGTTAATGCAATCATCATATACATGTACTGGGGTGTCTCGTAAACATCTCCAGCACTGCGATCCTGAACCAAATACTTATCTACTACCTGACGTAAACCAGCATAGGTAAACAAGTAGTCACGGTCATGATCGATCCACGAGTTAACTTTGATCCAATCCTCATCACTATACTTATCTAGGATTTCTTCATCGTAGACTCTGTTGATCGTAGCATTATATGCAGCAACATCAAACACAGAAGGCATACCTTCTTTCCAAATGTTCTTATGGAACGCTTCCTTACGAAGACCAAACAGCAGCAAACGTGCAGCAACAAACTGATAGTTAGGATGGTCTAAATCAATAAGATCAGAAGCAGAACGAATCAAGATTTCTTGAATTGCATCTGTGGAGATACCATCATAAAATTGAATTCCAGAACTCATCTCAACTTGTGATGCAGAAACTCCTGCAAGACCTTGACACGCTTCGTCTACCATCTTATGAACTTTATCCAAGTCGAGAGACTCGACCATTCCATCACGCTTTTCTACATTGATGCTCATACTTTTTTCCATTCGTTCAGTTTAAGAGTTGCTTCTAGTTTGCTGTAAGTATTCGATTCTACCACGCTTTGTACATCGTGACCACACAATACCATATCATTGATATCTTTTTGTGATATGGATTTAGGCCAAATAACTACTGGGTCTCCTTGATCAATGGTACGGATGATTCGTTTAACGATCTCGGCATTTCTCGGTTCATTATCATAGACCCAGACAATATCGCGATAAACCCCACGATCAACATGAACGTCACTTCCACACATAGCAATCGAATTGCGAATGAACGTACTGTCAAACGGTCCTTCGGTGATATAGACTCTTTCATTTAAATTTACCTTATCAAGACCAAAAAGTTTCGGTTGATTCTCATCAAGAATCACCGTTATGTAACGTAGTTTTGTTGCTTTGGATAGTGCTCTACCCTGGAAACCAAATAGTTTCTTATCTGCTGTATAAAGAGGCAGAATTATACGTGGACTATCACCTCTCATATCGGAGAAGGTTTCTTTCTGTTGATTAGTCCAGTCCTTAAATTTAGGACAGTAAAAAAAGTAATCTAAATCTTCAATTTTTCGTTGCTCAAGATATTGTCTTGCCGGGTGAGAAATATTTAGGTCTGAAATCTTCTGCAGTTGTATGTCTTGTTTTGATTTCTTGAATACTGGTTTCTTGAACTTGAACTTTGGTTCTTTAGTCTGACTATTTTTACCAGTTAACCCGTCACGATATCTCTCCATAACATACTCGTCATGAAGCATTGTATTATTATCTTTTAAGAAGTTAGTAAATGTTCTACCTACGCCACAGTTGTGACACTTGTAGACATAATCATTCTTTATCTTAAAGAGATACCCTCGTGCTTTGTTCTGATGCTTCTGGGAGTCTCCGCAGTACGGGCATCGGAAGTTATAGAGGTCTGTCTTTACTCTTTTAAATCTCTGCAATGAAGCAGATACCATACTGATATATTTTGTATCAAGATAGCTCACGTATGGAAGGACTTACTGCGCCTATAATAGCAGACGGGTCCATTCTTGTCAACTGTTTAACGAACGGCGGGATCACTTGTAGTACTGTCACAATGGTGGTCAGCACTGCAGTAGTGGCAATGACAAACCTAGCATTGCTTTCTGTTTTTTTCTGGATCCTATCCATCCTACTAGTAATTAGTAAATAATCCTTTTCATGCCTTCCCTTCATCTCCTCAAGCATACCAATGATAAGTTTATCGGCACGTTCAGATTCATCCAAACGATTCTCATGGCGCTCCAAGATCACAGCAACTCTGTTGCTGTTTTCGGAGATTGTACCTACTGCTCTTTCGAGCTTGTCAAGCATCTCTTTGGAGAGATCTTCATAAATGTCAAGTTTTGATTCTAAAACTGCTAATCTACCAAGACCAAACGCCATATATTTACATTCCAGTGTGCGTATTAATACTCAAGTATTTATACATTTCTCACTGCAAAGTCTAGTGCCGATTGATACGTAGCAGCATCTTTGTTCAACATATAACGGAACTGTGTTGCTTGCTCATCAGGTAACTGTGAATAACAAGCAGCAATACGCTTCGCTGAAAAATTATCAAGGTTTTGCTTGGAACCATCTCCAAATGTGATCTTGGCGAAGGATGCTTCGCCAGAAGGATTGAGTTCGGAGGTTGCAACTTCGAGTGCAACTTCCAGGGCATCTTGTTGTGTAGCTTCAGTCATAGTATTATCAGTCAGTTCAGTTTGTTCTTTTTTAAGTTTAGATGTTTGGTCACCTGCTTTTTTCTTGAAGTCCGACATACGGGCTTTCATAAGAGTGTCCATCTCTTTAGTCTTATTCATCATTTTAGATTTTGCTTCACCACGTTTTTTCTGCAGATCTTTAGCGCGGTTCAGTTTTTTCATCTGACCGATCTGCTTCTGTGCTCTCTCGGTTTCCGAGGGAACTGCTTCCGAAATAGTTTTTGTTTCTAGTTCTTCTTTCATTTTCTTACGTGTAGTTATACGAGACAGCATTTTCTTCGCACCTTTAGTACGACCATCCACCCTATCCTGGTTCGCTTTTTTATATCTACGATGCTGTCTTGGGTTTACCATGACAAACGCAGGAGGAATTTGCAATGCAGATCCATCTCCCGCCATCATTTCATTCACAGTAGGTTTAATTCCTTCAGACATTCTTGATCTACATCCTTGTTTATAGATTCAGGTAAGCGATTTAGTACTAGTATAAATGCTTTTAATGCTGACCAATGAGTCGCCTCTATCTTATAGAAAAGAAGAGGCGTGGCGGCATCATCAAACACATTATACATCACAATAATATGATTTAATATAAGATGAGTTTTTAATTCACCCTGTGTTTCGTATCTACGAAACAACCTTTTGATGTACTTAATCTTATTTAGATCTTTTTTGAAGTCATCAAAAGTAACTGAACTTGGATTATTATAATGTTTAATAGCAAACATTACCCAATTATCGGGCGTCAATTCATCAAATTTCATTTAATCATTAAGCAGTTGTAACTACTGCGGTAGCAGAAGTAACTTCGGGAGCACCATTAGTAGAGTTGATCTTGACACGGTAGGAACCAGCATCAGTTTCTGCATAAGAAGCAACGTCAAGTGTGGTTGCAGTCTCACCAGAAACATTTGCCCAACGATTTGCATCAGACAACTTCTGCCACTGATACGTGAGGACGGAAGCATCTCCAGGAGGAGTTGCGATAGCGGCAAGAACAAGTTGCAGAGCATCACCAACAGCAACAGCAGTATCTGCAGGTTGTGTATTGATAGTGATTGCTACGCTTACGTCTGCTGCTACAGCGTCGTCTGCCTGGGTCTCATCTGCGTTCGCTTCAGGACCAGCGATTGTTACTAGCATCTCTGCCTTATGACGGGTGTTACCATCACAATCAGTGAAGGTATAATATGACCACCAACCAGGAGCGTTCAAACCACGAGCCTTATTCTCGGCAAGTGCTGCTTCGGTGTCGTCAATAAAAATTGTTTGCTTTGCTTGTGCGGATGCTGCGATACCAATGCCTGCTTTGGCTTTGTTAGCGTTGCTGTCCGTTCTTCCGTATAGGGACATGAGTTTTCAGCGCGTGTGATTTACCTAATATGTATTTATAAAAAAAGGGAGAGGCAATATACCCCTCCCAATATTATCACTCTTCCCTGTTTTTAATTGCTGCTGAAACAACTTCAAGAAGTTGATCATCCATATCAGTCTTGGTCAGTTTAACCGCTTTAGCAAGAATAACAAGACAGATCTCAACCATCTTCTCACCGAGTTCTTCATTCTCTGGAATTTTGTTGATGGCATCGGTAATAATCTTTGATGCGAGTGGAAGTAAGAATGCTAACATAATTTTAAATGCATGACTACCTTTTTATTTATCTTTCAACCGTTGTTTTTCAATGGTCTTAAGAACATATTTTTTATGTTTCTTTTTAGTAGTAGCATCTTCCGCTCCGTCTTTGAGGTCAGGCATAACCTCAACGGTAGCGGACGTTACTTTTTTTCTTCTTCAATCTCCTTCTGAAGTTCTGCTTGTTCCTTCATTTTCTTCTTGGTGTTGACCAGTTTAGTAACTTTTTTGCGACGTGCAAGCAGATACTTGTCTGACTTATCTACATCACCATCGTTGTCAATATCAGCATCTGCCTTACCAACTGGATCGAGTTTCTTTTCACCAAGAACTTCTCTGTTCTTGTCATCGTTTACAACGTGCTCATGAACTTCACTGATCATGATCTCAAGTTCGTTGACAGGAACATTGTGGAGAATCGTATTCTCTCTCATAATATCGTAGTGAGTTACAGTTCCATCTTCGAGCATAGTATGCTCACCAGAAACTACAGAATACTCAAGACCTTCTTTCTTAACTTTCTTTGCACAGTTGTGCTTCTTGACCATCTTACCTGTCTTGGGATCCTTTTCAAAGTATTCTTTGACACAGTTAGGAACAGACTTACCACCCTTCATCTTGGTTCCGGATGCTTTGTAACCCTTCCAGCAAGTAGAAGCACCAACGTTCTTACGTGCTGCCTTCATACTACCTTCTTCGATTACTTCTCTCTCGAAAATATAAGTCTCGCCATCTAACTCAAACGATACTTCTTCTTTCTTTGCAGTCTTTGCAGATTTAGCGAAGGCATCAGCAGCAGGATAGTCCTTACTACCTTTCTTTGCAGGTGCTTCTCCACGCTTCTTTTTAGCAAAGATGTTGGCATAAAGACCTTTCTTTTCATCGAGGATATCAACATCCTCCTTCTTCATTTTGTGAACTCCTGTGTCTCCACAGTGAGAGCAACCTTTTCCACCACATTCGGGACACTTCTTTTTCCCTTCAGTCTCTTCACGAGCAACAACTTTAGTAGTATCTTTGATCTGTGCTCCAACAGAATACTTCATACCCTGACCTGTACGCAGGTTAGCAGCAGGATCAGGGGGAGCAGCGTTTGTTTTAGGATCTTTAGTTGAGAAATCATCTTCTTTCTTATCCTTACCAGCAAGGTCAGGGATAGAAGTAGATGCATCAGTACCACCAGCAGGACCAGGAGCTCCTAGATCTTTTTTCTCTGGTGTTGGAATACCATCTTCATTAAGATGCCAACCAAATCCAGCGCCGCCTAACCATTTACCATAAGATTCGATCAGTGCCTGGGAGAAGGCATCATTATGCTGCACACTATTGACTGGTTTTTGCCTTTCCATTATTGAAAATACTACTTTTCCTCTCTTTATTTATAGCGTCTGTTACTTGTACTGCTCGGATATCCTTAATCCATGCACGAAACATGTCTCCAGACTCGGTGATTGCAATGACATAGTTAACACCAGCACGATGAATCGTACCTTTCTCGCCAGTGATAGAAGACATGATGACATCACCCTCCACAAAAACATCACTGTGTCTGTGTTGCTGACGCAGTGCTTCTTCACGTAGTTTTT